CTTCTGGCAATGGCCTCAGCATCTCCAAAAACAGCGCCGCCCATTCCTTCTCTGTCAGCGCTTAACGGGGCCCTCATTTCCCCCAGCGGCTCCGACGGTTGCTGCTGCCCAAACAGGAAATCCCGCAGCCCGCCGAACATCCCTTGCCCCTGTGCGCCGCCCCCAAGGAATCCAGCCATGCTTTCGCTCGGCGTCTTACCGGTGGCCATGTATCCGGCGGCAAAGGATATCGGGTTGGAAGCGAAAGCCAGCGCATCCAGCGCAATTTTGCCAATTTCAGATCCACTTTTTCCGGCAAATGGGTTGCTGAAACCCGCTCCAGGTATGCCAGTCCGCGCTTCGCCAGTCATGTAAGCGTTATCCGGCATCTCGGCCATGCCGCCCATCATCGGCAGGCGCAAGGGCTGAGCCGTCGGCTCGGTTGGCGCGGTAGCCGTCGGCGTTGCCGGCCCCTGGATCGGCCCGGTCAACGAGACCAGCGGCGCAAATTGAATCGGTGTGTACTGCGAGGCGAAGCCAGACTCGCCGCCCAAAGCCATGTCACTGAACTGCGTTGCCACTTTGCGCTCCCATCTCGTTCATCGCCATCATGGTGTCCAGCACGATCCGTCGATCGGCCAGACTCATCTTCGCCAACGTCTCCTGCACCTTCGCGCGCTTCAACTGCGCGTCGGCCAGCGCGTTTACGCTGTCGGCCTGGGCCTTCTGCGCCTGAGCGCGTTCTTTCTCCGACACCGCTTGGATGTACAACACGTTCGGATCCGGCTGCTGGTTCTGCGCGGCCTGGGCCAGTGCCTGCGCCTCTTCCGGCGTCGGTTCCATCACGCCGGCAGCGACCATTTCCTTGCGCATGAACTTCGCCACGTCCTTCACGCCATCGCCCTCGATGTTTTGCATCAGCGCGGCCAGCAGCATCTTCTGGATCTGCGGATCCTGCGCGAACTGCATCATCGACAGAAGTGTTCGGCGCGTGGCCGCACGCTGAGTCGTAAACGACGGGCCCACAGACGTCACCACATCCAGCGTGGCCTGCGTCACGTCATTGCGATGAACAAGCGCCCCGTTTTCGTCCATCGCAGGCTGCATCAGTTCAACCGTTGACGCGCGCCCCTCTTCGTCCACGCCCTTCATCTTCCGCTTGGGCTCGACGTACACATCCCGCGCCATCGACAGCCAGATCTCGCCGCAACGCTGCACCGCCTTGGCGTAATTCGACATATACAGGAATGCCTGCATCTCCAGCCGCTGCTGCACCATCTCAACGGCATCGCCGCTGATGTTGCTGACGATCTTGTCGCCCTCGCGCTGGTTACCCAGAATGTCATCGATGTCCTGCTCAGTCACCTGCAACAGCGCAGCCATCGCAGGCGGCACTGCGGCAGACTTCGTGTACGCCACCGGCCCAGCCACCTGCATCGAGCCGTCAGGCCCGGTAATCGGGTTCACCAGCAGATACGGGTAATTCTCCAGGTTGTCCTTGGCCCACATCACCTGATGGCCAGCAACCTGCTCGGGCGTCATGATCGGCTTTTCGATGCTTGACAGCGCGGAGATTTCACCCAGCTTGCTGAGTTGCATGTTTTTCAGCCGCTGCGCATCCTTGGCCAGTCGCACAATGCCCATGCAGCGCTCGACGTTATCCACGAACCAGCGCTTGCCGTACACCGGCACGATCGGAATGCACTTGCCGGCAATATATCCATCGTCCTTCAGGATCTTGCCACCAGACATCAAATACTTGCGCACGCGTTTTCTGCGGATCGTGCGCTCGCGAACCATTTCACTGCCAATCGCAGACAGCGTTTCCTCGAGGTCGTCGTCTTTCTCAAAATCGCTCTCGAGATACTTTTCCTCAGTTCCATCAAGCGCGCGGTAGGTCAACTGCTTTTCGTTAACCTCTTCGATGCAGTAATACTCAGCGATATAAACGACGTCGGGAGTATCCCAGTCGAACATCGTCTGGTAAACCTCTTTCGGCCACGTCGTCGGGTCGTCGCCGTATTTCTCGATGTACGCATCTCGCGTGATGCTGTACAGCACAAACGCATGCGTGGCGTCGGCCTTGTCCTGCCGCTTGGCCTGTAGATCGAAATACACGCTGGTGTCAGCGTCGTAGATCGGCTCAATCCTAATGCGCTGGTGGTCGTTGTCCGGGTCTTCGTCGTCCTCGTACACCGCCTTCAGCCGCCAGGCGCCGAACCCACCGCCAACCGCTTCCTCGAAAGCGTTGTCATACGCCTCGTTCGCGGTGCTGTCCTGCTCGTCCGCGCGAAACAGCTTGTTGCAAACGTCGGCCATCTCCGTGGGCGAGCCGTCGCGGCTAACGAAATCCACAGTGATGCGGTTGTTGCGGTATTCGTTGACCACGCGCTGCACCGCGAGGCCCACTTTGTTCACCTCGAACTTCGGCTTGTTCTCGTACTGCTGCTCCAGCGGACCCTCCCACTGCGCCCCAGCAATCGAGTAAAACCGTCGGTCCTGCAGACACTGCAGGCGCTCGTCACGCAAAGCGGACTGGATGGCGTCGAATCGCCGCAGTGCCTCCGCGTGAACTTCGTTCATTCGCTGAGTATTCGATTTTCGTGCCATCTCACGCCCCCACGCGCCCAGCGTTCCAGTAATTCACCGTCGGCAGTGCATACACCGACACCTGCGGAACGTTCGCGTATTCGGTGTCCGTGCGGATCGGGAACGCAAACGTCACCGCAATCGCGTCGGCCGCGTCCGGGCTCGCCAGGCCACGGGCTTTCATTTCCTTCTTCGACTCCAGGAAAATCTTCCCGGTCGAATCCGGTTTCGCCCGCACGCCCGTCAGGTCTGCCTTCAGCGCCTTGTCCGCAGTCACCGATGCCGTGCGCAGCCAGTCGCGCAGCGCGCCCCACATCTCGGCTCGCTTATTGCCCCACATCACCGGCCTGCTGGACTTCCACCCAAAATTCACCCCGCGCACCTTATACCGCTGTTCGTTCAGCCTGTCCAGTATCCCATATCCGAGCCCACCCTCGTCGATGCACGCCAGCGCCGGCCTGTACCGCTCGATCGCCTCGATCACATGCCCCACCACGGTCATCGTGTCATCGCCCCGATACCGGTGCAGCGCCAGCAAATCCCGCCCCTGCCGCACCGCGATCACGGTGGAATCCCCCCCAGTGCGGGCCGGGTCCACGCCCAGCACGATCGGCGCATCGGCGTCCTTCCACTTCTCGCGCGCCATCGCCTCGTCCACCAGCTTCGGTGTGATGAACTGGTCGTCGCCGTCGGACGGGAACTGCCCGTACACCTCGACGCGGGCTTCGCGGGAATCCTCGCCATACTCCGCGATGATCGCGTCGTACACGCCCTTGTCGGTGTCCTCCACCGTGCGGGCGTCGATGCTCTCTGTCTGCCAGAAATCCCGCTTGGCATTGAAACACTCGAAAAAATACCCCGTGTTCCGCCGTGGGTTACTGAACGCGCACCAGAACCTGTGCGGCGTGTTCTCCGTAAAAAACCCTGCAGCCACTGACCAGATCGAGTCCGGCACCCCGCTCGCCTCGTCAAACACGACCATCATGCCGTCGTCGTTGTGCGCGCCAGCGTAAGCGTCCGGGTTTTCCTCGCTCCAGAGCTTACCCTCTGCGCCCCAGTACCGCGTGCCCTTTTTCAGGTCGCGCTCCACCAGTTCGGTCAGCCACTTCGCCGGCACGATGCGCGTGGCGCTGATTTCAAACCAGTGCGAGTGCATGATCATCGCCAGCCACTTTGTGATCTCGGCCCAGGTTACGCTGCGCAACTGCGCTTCGCTGTTCGCTGAGACGATCACGCTGCTGCCAATCCGCGTCGAGAGCATCCAGAGCACCAGCCAACTGACCAGCGCCGACTTTCCGATCCCCCGCCCCGAGGCCACCGCCAGGCGCATCACCTCGTACATATCCCGCGATCCATTCGCCGCAATGTGATCCCGGATCTTCCGCAGAATCTCCCGCTGCCAGCGTCGCGGGCCGGTGCGCTTTTCCAGCGGCGTGCCGCGCTCACCCCACGGCAGTGCAAACATCACCCACGCTTCCGGGTCGTCGCGGAGCTTGGCGCTCCACATACGAGCCATCAGATTCTGCTCTTCCTGCGGGGTGTATTTCGGGGTCTGCATTTATTCCTTCGGAATCGGATATCGCAACTCTGATTGCTGCGCAAAAGGACTCAAATTACTCTGCATTCGCATTTTTGCGTATGCAATTGCCTTTTGATAAATAGACTCCGTCGGATCATTTCCAGCAAGCAACCAATCAAGTTCTTCGCGCGTCAGGGTTGGCACAATCAAAGGGAATTGCACGTCTGCGCCGTCAATATTCTCTGATGCAGAAAACTCAGTCATTGGGTATCCTGATGCTGATTTCAGCAAACCAAAATACCCAAGTCCCTTCGGCATTGGAATATCGCGTGCCGGCGTGTCGCCACCGTATCTCAAGCCATACGGAGCCACACTATCGCTTGCCACTAGCGAATTTATTCCTCGCCCACTCAACGCATTTCCCTGCCGCATCGTGTGCGGACTGACAGCCGTTTTTTCCAATCCCGTTGCCATACGGTCCTCGCGTTAAACCTCAGTCCCCAGCGTTTCCCGCGCCAGCGGCTCAGCCCGCGCCAGCGGCAGCGGAGCGCGCTCAACAATCACCGCGTCTTCCGCAGCAATCTTCTCGACCCGCCTCTGCGCCTGCTCCAAGGCCGCAGTGATTGAGATCTGCTGGCTGACATCCACCTGAACCTGCTGCTTCGCGACCCACTCGTGGCGGTGGCGGAGAAACTCCAACGCAGCCTTCGCGTCGCCATTCTCTGCGGCCTCAAACACCACGCGGGACATCGATATCTCACTGTCGGCGCGGCCCTTCATCTCGGCAATCTCCGCCGTGCGATCCATCAGCTTCAGCCGCGCGAACTCCTCCGGCAGCAATCCGGCAGCCAGCGCCAGCGATTCACCCTTCAGCCCGAGCCTGGCGCCCTCGTAAATGCGCTCCAGCACCGCTGGGGTGGCTTTCAACTCTCGGGCGCGGATCGGTAGATCTCGGAACATCGCCCAATGATAGCACCCAGTGGAATGCAGCGCGAGCGGAGTTTTTTGCTGCGGGGAAATTTGGTAATGGCGGGAAAAAAATAAAAGTTTTTCTGGGGGGTCCGTTTTCGAACACGCCGGCGGCGGCGTCGAGGGGTATACCCCCTCCGTATACCGTCCGTGTGCTGACGATCAGCCTACCGATCATCCGTGTGCTGACGATCAGCGTGCTGACGATCGTCGTCCGGTGCCCGCTCGGGGTCCGTCCTGGCCGTGCCGGCAGCGTGACAGCGGTTGGTCTGCAGGGTCTGGTGGGGTCGATCGGGGCTCCGAGGACTTTCGCGTCGACCTGTGATACCCCTAGCCATTAGTGGTATCAATGCCCTGCGCCTACTTGCGATACCCGTGGGTATTAGTGGTATCGGGAGCGATACCCCCGGCCAATACCCCCCGATACCCCTCAATACCCCTCAATACCCCTGATACCCCTCACCTTTTCTTTTACTCAACCCCCGAGGACTTTCCAAACCTATCGTTGGTTATAAGGGGTATTAGTGGTATTCATAGGGGGGCGCTCTGTCTTCCCGGGGGTATCGTCGCACCATCCATCGGACATCCGCGCGGTATGACGCGGTCTATCGGTCTGTAAGGTTCACGTCAGGATCGGGTGTTCGAATCGATATATGGCCTCTCGCCATGTAAGTTTCGTGTAAGTTTTCTCTCACCTGGAGTGCATCATGGCCTTCTATCTCTATGGCGACCCAGTGTCCGGCATCACCGCCGAGGCGCATTTTGTTGACTGGTGTTTGCGATTGGAAAACGAGCACGAGCCGGTACCGCACTGCGCGCTCGATGCGGCGCGTGACTTCCAGCTAGGCGCGTACCGTTGCGACGAGAGCAAGCGCGCTCTTCTGCGGCGCTCGGGCATCGAGATTGTGATCTGCGGCTGACGACACTGGGGGCTCCGGCCCCCTCACTAAGGAGATACGACGATGACGATACTGATTCAACCCTTTGACACTGTAGATGGCGACCCGGAGCGGTACGTCGACTATTTGCGCGCCTGTTGGCGTGCCGCTGCGCGAAACCTGCGGCAGCCTGCGCAGCGTTGGCCCGCGGGTGATTCTCACGCTGTGTCGCGTGAGATTCAAAATCTCGCGGAGCAGTACGCGTTCGACATGGCCATCGAACATGGCGTCTATGACGCGCACGGCCAGCTTACGGGTTACGCGCGCACCTGACCCCAGCCGCTAGCCCCGCGCGCGGGGCATGCGGGTGCAGTTAGCACCGATAACCATAGGAGTAGACAAATGTCCGGTTTCGTTTTCTACGATGGTCCCAGCCTGATCGACGGCGCCCCGATCGTCGCGATCGCAGTCCTCGAGTCCGAGAACGGGAAAACAGGCGATATGGTCCAGACGTATATCCTCAGGGCGGACGTGGACCCGGTGAGCGCGCTGCGCACCGGGGAAGACGCGTCTATTTGCGGGGACTGCGTGCACAGGCCTGCGAACGACGGCGCGTGTTATGTGAATGTCGCGCAGTCCGTTCAGTCCGTCTATTGGGCGTGGTTTCGGGGCGCGTACGAACTCGTCGCGCCGATCGTAGGCGCGCGCATGATCGAAGGTCGCAAGCTGCGCATGGGAAGCTATGGTGACCCCGCAGCGGTTCCCGCGCAGTTCTGGCGCCAGCTTGCAAAGTACACGTCCGGCCACACAGGCTACACGCACCAATGGCGAAAGCCGATCGCGCGCGGACTGCGCACACTCGTCATGGCCTCCGCCGATTCTGCGTCCGATCGCGACACTGCGCGCGCCATGGGCTGGAGGACGTTCCGGGTCCGGACTGCCGATGAATCGCTCGGCGCGCGCGAGATTGTCTGCCCTGCGTCCCCCGAAGGTGGCGACCGTCGGCAGTGTGTGACGTGTCTGGCCTGCGACGGCGCCGATCGCGCGGGTAAGGTGTCCGTGGCGATTATCGTGCACGGGTCGAAAGCTCGCCGGTTTGTGCCGATCGCGATTGCTGCGTGAAACCCCGGGGCTTTGGCCCCGATAACCCTGGAGGATAGACCGATGATCCCCGAAAACGAAATCCCGATCCTGCGTCGCGTCGACGCGGCCGATGGCGTTAGTGTCACGCTCACGCGTACCCTGCTAGGAACTTGGCGCGTGATTTTCTGCGACACGGATGCCGAACGCGTGATCGAGTCGCGCGTGTTTTCGCGTCGCGAAAACGCCGAATGGTACGCGTCGACTTTGATTCCCGCTCGATAACCCTGGAGGATAGACCGATGAAAACCTTCCTGATCCTAGACCGCACCACCGGCGCGCGCACCATGCCGGTCGAATACCGGCCACTAAAGGTGACCGTAGGCGACACCGAGCATACGCTGGCTTTGCACCAATCTGCCGGCTACTGGCGCGTATCCGACCCCGTATGCGGAGGCGGTATCTGTAGCGTAAACGGCAGCTATAAAGGCGTGCCGGTATCGTCGCGCGGCATGGGCGTGCGCGAAGCCACTGCGGCCGCGCGTGAAGCTGTGGCCAGCCTCGTGCGCAGGAATGGCGGACCTGCCGAATGGAATGCGCGCCTCGAGGCCGCGCGCAAAACGTATGCGGGCGTCAGCCCCGCGTAAGCCACCGCACCGATGATGAACCCTGCCGGCTGATGCCGGCTTACTTGGAGTAGACAGACCATGACGACAAACCACACCCCCGGTTCTTGGGTTTGCGACGCCACCGGCGTCAAAGATTCCGACGGATACAGCATATGCAGCACGGGCAATAACCGCGCCATCATTGGCGATGAGCGTGCCGCCAACTTGCACCTGATTGCCGCTGCACCTGATCTTCTGGAAGCCCTGCGTCGAATTCTGCGTCACATCCCCGCCGATGCAGGCGGCGCATCCCTGTCCGATGATTTTTGCCGCGCTCAATGGGCAATCAATCGGGCGACTGGGAGGGCCTGACCATGCACGACACCCCCCTCACCCTGCGCGATGCGCTTTTCGCCTGCGCGCTCGGCCTCGCCCTGGGCGCCCTGGTGGCGCTCGGACTGTGACCCCCACCGAAACCCCGCCAGAGCCCCAGAATCGGCCCCTGTGGCCGTTTCCGCCCGCTCTACTGGACTACCCCTGTCTCCCGCCCGGATCGCGCCCTGTGCGCGCTCCTGCGGGCCCGCCGCCGGACGTCGAGCCGGCTCCGTTTTGAGGAGAACTGACGATGCACACCCCTGAGCCT